CCGCCGGCCGGGCGGAAGGCGCCGGCCACCATGCTGTCCGTGTAGGTCTTGGCATCGTCGTAGGCGCTCTGTGCTGCCCCATCAGCGTATGCCTTGAGCCCCTCGCTGAGCTCGTCAACGGCCAAGGCCAGGCGATCGGCGAACTCGGGGTTGGGGAGCAGGTAGCCCTCGGCTGCCACTAGCTGCCCGAGCGTGCTGCTGCCGTTGCCCACGTACATGCGGCGGCTGTCCTGCACGTAGATGCACTGGCCGCTGAGAAGCACCGCATCGCTCGCGGCGGCGGCTGCCTGCGTGGCGATGCGCTTGAGTTGGATCGGGACGTTGGCCATGGCTAGATGTCGTTGATTGTCATCACTGAGGTGTACGGCTCCTCATCGTTGATGCCATTGAGCACCACTACGCTGTAGCTGCCTGGTGCCGTTACGGTGGCCACCACGTTGTTGTCCTGGTCACGGATGGTCACCTCGCCACCGGTGCCGGCTGGTGTGCATATCATCGGCGTCATGGCCGGCAGCTCGCGTGGCTGGCCATCGCTGTCGGTGTGCGTGACGTTTGGCAACGTGTGCACCAGGGTGCCGGGCGCCAGCTCCACGCTGTAGGTGTCGTCGCTGTTGCGCACCAGCACCAGCTCGGTCTGTGGCGCGCCAGGGCCGCCCAGGGGCTCGATCTGCAGCGGCAGGTTCACGCCCTCATCGGGCATGGGCCATTGGCGGCTGGCGCTGTTGTCGATCATCACGCAGCGGTACACCTGCCCGTACATCTGCACGTAGGGCGGCGCTTCGGCCCTGCTCAGCCCCACGCGGCTCAGCGGGCCGAAGTGGTCGCTGCTGGCGTTGTGCAGGGCCTGGTGCAGCTTGCGCATGAGACCGATGAACTGCAGCGCGCGCGCCTGGCCTATGCTGGCATCGTTGGTGTCCTGCACGGTCTCCACGTACAGGTAGATGGTGATGTCCATCAACAGCTCCTGCGCCAGGTCGCCGAGGTCATTCACGCCGGTGGCCTGGAACTGGATGAAGACCGATGGTGACTGGAAGGGCAGCCAGTTGCCATCGCCATCGATCATCTGCTCCTGCCCGTAGTACAGGTCGATGTGCTTGAGCTCGGGCACCTCGGCGCGCAGCAGGGCGCACAGGTCCTTGTAGGCCTCGCCCCAGTCCTGCAGGGCGGCGTCCTGGTTCTGGTCGGTGATCCAGCTCATTTCATCAGCGTTTCGGCGATGGTCTTCAGGATGGTCTGGCGCATGGTGGCTTCAAGGGCCTTTGAAGGGCCCATGAACTGGCGCTTGGGGATGTACACGTTCATGCGCGCCTGGTGGCGGCGCACGTGGGCCTCGCCGCGCATGATGCGGCCGCGCCGGGTGTTGGCGGCGTGCGCCCTGCGCGTGTGGGCGCGGCGGGTCACCTGGCGGCGTATCCAGCCGCCCTCGTTGTGGATCCTGGCATAGGGCACGTGCGGCCCGCCGGCCACCACTTGGATGCTGTTCCAATACGCCTGCGCCAGGCGCACGCTGCCGCGCAGCAGGCCGTGCTGGAACAATACGGTGTGCGCCTTCGCCTTGCCACGCCTGTCCCTGGGCTGCTGCTTGCGCGGCCGCCACTTCACGAGCGTGCGATCGGTGAAGCCGCCATTCTTGAAGCTCGCTCGGAAGTGGTTCTCCGCATCCTGCCCGATGCGGCGCGGTATGGTGCGCTGCAACGCCTTGCCCAAGCGCTCAATGCGCTTATCCAGGTTGTTCACTCCGTAGATCGGCATATCTTTGTTGCTGGACGCCTGATGATGCGCCGGCAACCACTGGTCCGGCTACTGGGGACGCGGTAACGCCGTGGCGATTTCTCCGAGAACATCATCGGGCGTTCTTCTTTAGGAGCAGGCCGAGGCGGTGGTTCCCGATCGTGACACGGTCGCTTTCGTGCCAAGTGTGAATCTCCATCTGGTGGTCGGACCCAGCCTGTAGCGTCGCCCTGGCCTCAACCACCATGGTGAGCCCATCGTAGTAGCGGATGTATTTGTACTCCGCCCGCCCAGGCTGGTCCTTCTTCGCCGTTCCCATAAGCCACACTTCATCCGGGGCGCTTAAAGTGTCCGCTACCAGGTGGGCGGTCTTGTAGCGCTCCTGTGCGGCGTACTTGCCGCCGGTGTGGTGGTCGTAGCTGTCCAGCGACCAGCGCCAAGGCTTGCCGGCATAGTCCTTCAGCATCAGCTCCTCATTCGCTCGGAATAGCGCGGTCCTGGCCTGGTCTGAGGTCGCGAACGGCGTAGTCGGCTTGGGCAAGGGCCTGGAGTTGATGGCGTCATACGTCTGCCGGCTCGCATCGCTGCCATACTTCTCCCAAGGCCCGAAGACGAGCCGTTTCCCGCTGCGGTAGGAGCTGTTCTCGTCGAACACCACGCCCAGCTTGGCGCGGTTCTTATTGAACCCTCCCTTGGCCATTTCCTGCACATCCTTCGGGTCCAAGTAGTCCTGGGGCTTGGTGCTGTCGCGCGGCACCACGTCAACAGCGCCATCGGCGTACCGGGGGATCACGCTGCACCTGCAGCGCCAGCCGTTGGGCGGGTAGATCACGTCCCAGATCTTATCGTCGTGCCTGAACACCTTCCGGTTCAGCCGGGCATGCGCATCACGTACACGGGTATCCTCCATGGTCTCATATTCCCACAGGGGCAGGTCCTCGGCCATGCGCTTGGCGGTGTAGTAGCGGCTGGCCTGTGCGCCGCTGTTCACCGCATTGGCATATTCGGTGCCCAGCCAGCGGTGGTAGGTTCCGAAGGTGCCGGCCTCGTCCACCTTGCGCTTGAAGTCGGCATAGCCACGGGCATCGCGGACCATCGCGTTGATCTCCGCGCTCAAATGCCTTGACTTGGCCGCGCTGAAGCGGAACACATTGGCCTCCATCACCGTGTAGGCCACGGGGTCGGGCTGCTCCAAATAGTCGAACGGGCTGCCCTGCCAGGCTTGGCGGAAGCCACCCGCGAGGGCATCGGCCGTGGCGCGGAAGTAGTGCTGGCTGAAAAGGCCATCCGTGGCGCGCAGGTCCTCGTAGACGGCACGGATGTCATCATCGCTTGGTGGCAGAGGGCCGGCCTCGGCCGTTATGTCAAGGCTGCCGCCACACACCGTGCAGCTGCCCAGGGTTTCGCGCGGCCAGGCAGCCAGCGCCGTGGGCCCATCCCCGTCCGCTTCATCGTCATCGGGCTCGGCGGGCTGCTTGCCGGGGCCGCTGCCGC